GTTTTTATTCAGGATATATATGTTGTTCCTGAAAAAAGAAGAGATAAAGTATCTAGTAAATTAGCAGATAGAGTTGTAGAAGAAGCTGTACAAAAAGGGTATAAAACCTTGTATGGTCAAATTGATACAAAAGCTAATGGATGGGAAATTTCAATAAAAGTACTAGAAGGATATGGAATGACACCTTTTAAAGTCGTAGATACATTAGTTTTATTTAAAAAGGATATAGGGTAATAATATGGGTGGTGCAGTAAAAGCTGTAGGAAGTATCTTTGGTGGAGGAAGTGGAGGCGATGGTGGTGCTAGTGCTTCCATGGCAGAAATGTTAAGAAGACTAGATAAAGTTAATCTTCCTGATATAGAAAAAATGAAGCTAGTTTTAGAGAATCCTGAACTAGCAGGTCAACTTATTGCAGAGACTCAAGGTCCGAGTGCAATGGAAGATATCCAAATTGATCCTAGACTTAAAGAACAACAAATGCAAGCTCTAGAGATGCTATCTCAAAGAGGTCAAGAAGGTCTTACTGAAGAAGATAGAATTGCTTATAGACAAATGCAAGATCAAGTTGCTGCTGATGAACAAGCTAGACAAGCTAGTATAATGGCTAGTATGCAGCAAGCAGGTATGGCAGATAGCGGTACAGCTTTAGCTGCTCAATTATCTTCTAGTCAAGCTGCTGCTCAAAGACAGGCACAACAGTCTGCACAAATGGCACAAGCTGCTTTACAAGCTAAGAGAGAAGCTCTTTCTCAGTCAGGACAAATGGCAGGTCAAATGGGTGCTCAAGAATTTGCTCAGGGTGCTCAAAAAGCTTCTGCTCAAGATGCTATAAATCAGTTTAATTTAATGAACAGAATGAATGTTCAACAACAAAATCTATCAGAAAAACAAAGAATAAGAGATACTAAAACAGATCTTAGTAATCAGCAACAAATGTATAATAAAGGTTTATATCAGCAACAATTTCAAAACGAAATGGCTAAAGCAGGAGCAGCAGGAAATGCTCTTCAAAATCAAGCACAAATGCAATTATCTCAAGCACAAGCTAAAGCACAAGGTAGACAAGCTATGTGGGGAGGATTACTTCAAGCAGGTGCTACATTAGGTGCAGCAGCTTTAATGCCAGCAGCGGCTCCAGCAGTGATGGGAGCAACATCAATGCAGGGAATGCCTAGTCAAAGTTCTTTTTGGCAATCCAATCCTTACGGAGGTTCTGACGAAGAACTTAAAAAAGATATATCTAAACCTGAAAATAAACAAATTAAATCAGAATTAAAATCACTATTGGACAAATTAGAACCATACATGTATAATTATAAAGATCCTAAGAAAGAAGGTGAAGGTAGAAGATTAGGCGTTATGGCTCAGGATTTAGAAAAATCTTCTATGGGTAAGGAAATGGTTATGGAAGATCAAGAGGGTTCTAAAAGAATAGACCTTAACAAAGTAGCAAGTGCCGCATTAGCTTCTGCAAGCAATCTAATGGATAGAGTGGAAAAATTAGAAAAGAAAATTAAATAGTAATAGAGGTATTTATGTCATTTCCTTATAGTTCTGAAAAAGAAAGAAAAGAAAAAGAAGAGTTGCAAAAACAGCAAGGAGAAACTTCTAATATTTTCAGCAGTACTTATGATGACCTAAAAGGTTACTTTAACACTGAAAAAAATCCTTCAGAACAAATGGAAGAAACTTCTTTAGATAGAACTAAAAAACCAAACCTAGGAGTTAAAGCTTTAGATGCTCTTGCCAATTTTGGTAAAGGTATGAGTAGTAGCCAATCGAAAATTGAATCTCCTAAATTTAATTCAATAGATACTAAAGTAAATGAAAACAGTGATTTAGTAGCAATTAAGAAAGCAATATTAGCAAGAATGGCAGGAAGATAATATGGATGGTAAAATAAAGTCATACCAAGACTTACTAGCTTCTTGGAATAAATTAACAGGATCAGCTCCTAGACAAACTGCTTTAGATTCTGAAGGATTGAACTATATTGGTCGTCCTATGGATCAATTATCTGAAGAACAGAAAGAAGAAATGTTTGCTCCTCAAGAAGATAGATTGGCATTAGAAGCTATAGCTGCAGAACAACCTCAAGCAGTACAAGAAGAGTCTGTAGAAAAACCATTAGAAGAACCTACTCCATTAGCTTTAAATGATATAATGAATGAACCAGAACAGATAGCTTTAGATAAAATATCTACTCTTCCTCAAGAAGCTCCTAAAAAAAGTAGAGAAGAAGAGTTAATGGATCAGTATTTAAAAGAAAAAGATCTATATGATAAAAGTTTAGAAAATGCTTATGCTGCCGAAAGAAGATCTGAAATAGCACAAAATGTTATAGAAGGATTAGGTAAAGCTTTCATATATAATAAGTATGCTAGGGTTGCTCCTCCAATGCCTATAAATATAAAGCCTATGGACATGAAGTATGTTGAAGAGGCTAAAGAAAAAGGTAAGAACAAATTAGATACATACAAAGAATTATTAGCTCAATTAAAAACTAATAAAGAAAAAGGTTTGAATAGTTTTAGAGAGACTGTAGATGGTAAAAAATATCTTTACACTCAAAATGATAAAGGTGAAGTAGTAAGTAAGGTAGAGTTAGGTAATGTTGGAGTAAATAAAGATAAACCTATTAAAATAGGAAATCAATTAATAAAACTTAATGATGATAATAGCGTAGAAGTCATATACAACGCTCCTAATGAAGATAAAACTAATAGGGAAAATAGTAAAGCTGCAGACTCCCTTAACAGTATGTGGCTAAAAGGCGACATCACTAAAAAATCATTGGACGTATCTAGTGCTCATGAAAAAGTTATGATGAATAAAGATGCAAAAACTCCTCAATCTGATATGTCACTATTGTATGGATATATAAAAATGCTTGATCCAGGTTCTGCAGTAAAAGAGGGAGAGTATGCTGCAGCAGAAGACACAAAAGGAATACCAGAAAAAGTAGTAACCTTATATAATAATGCAAAGAATGGTATAATTTTATCAGATAAACAACGTGAAAATTTCATAAAAGAAGCCGAAACATTACTTAGAGGTCAATTAGTTGCTCAAAAAAGATTTGATAATGCTATAAAAGAAAGAGCTAGACAAAGAGGATTAGAACCTGATAGTGTGGTATATGGAGACATTTTATTTGGTGATGTATACAATAGTGATAATAAACAAGAAAAAAAACCACAGAGTGCTCCAGTTAAGAAGGTAGTAGCTCATGAACAAGATGAAGCTGCTATAAAATGGGCAAAAGAAAATCCTGACAATGAGATGGCAAAACAAATATTAAAAGAAAATGGACTATAATATGAGTAATGCATTTGATCCTAAAAAATATTTAGAAGAAAAACGAAAATTAAATAGTCAGTCTGATGTTGAATTTAATCCTGAAACATATCTAAAAGAAAAACAAAAGCTAAAGGATGTAAGTCAACAGGTAGAAAATGAAGAATTGGCTAATGCTGCATTAATTGAAGAACCTGAAGTTGATTCTCCTGCACCACTAGTAGGAGCAACTGCTTACCAATTAGGTAAAACAAGTACAGACTTAGCAAACGCCATTACTCCTGATATAGCGAAAGAAGCATATGAATATGCTAAGAAAGGTCAAAGTCTTTTCGATCCTACCATATCAGATACTTATAAAAAGAAAGTAGATGCTGCTGCTGACAGTGTACTAGGTAAATTAACCAAAGCTAGAAATGAACAAATAGGTAAAAGTATTGGAGATATAAGAGAATCTGCTACTAAATCAGGTAAAGTACATTCTAAAGCTTCTGAAATATTTAAAAAATTAGAAGAGGATTTAACAACAACTGCTCGACCTGCACAACTTAAGGACAAAACGACTGTTGAAGGTATTTTAAAAGATCAACTTCCGTTATATAAAGAACAAATAGGACAAAAAGAGATCATTAAGGAAATCAAAGCTCCTAAATTTCCTATTATAGACGATCCTATGATAGAAGCTCAAAACAAACTACAAAGAATGATTGATCAATTTCAAGATTTATCATCTATGAGAAATATATCAACAACTGCTAGTCCTATAGAACTTGTGGGTAGAGAATATATCTCAAAAATAAATGAAATTCCTTCAATGCAAGACACACCTACTTTAAAAAGAGAAGTATTGCAGTTTGATAAAAACATTTCTCCTGAAAAATTACAAGAAAAACTAGATGAATTTAAGACACTGAGAATGATAAAAGGTCAAGAATTTGAAATTGGTGATGTAATAGAGTCTGGAAGTAAAAAACTAGTTCCTGTAACAGTCACATCAACTCCAATCACTAAGAACAAAGAAGTAATAAAGAAAGTACCATTTCCTATAGGAGCTTCTAATCCTATTGAAGTAGTGAAAGAAACTGTGCCTGAATATGGATTTAAAAAATCAATAACCCCTGAAGAATTAGCAGGAAAGGGGAGTATTATTGATTCTTTGAGAAATACGGCTTCGTCAATAGAGGATGTTAAAACTAAAAAAATATTAAATACATACATAGAAGAGTTAAGTAAATTGGACGAAGGTTTAGATCCTAATATGCCTAAATTAAAAGAAGCATATGAACAACTTATGAAAATTACAGACAAAATACCTGGACTAGAAGGGTATTTTGGTAAAGTTGGTGAACTTCCTAAAGGAATGGAGACTCCTGCTGAATTTAAAAGTTTTTTAAATAGAGCAGTTTTAGGTAAGGAAGGCAAACAAATAAACCTAACTACTTTTAAAGCCGATGATTTAAGAACAAAAGGGTTACCTGAACTTGAAAAAATGATGAAAGATGCAGGATTAGGTTCTCCAGAATTTTGGAAAGACATAGAAGACTTAGATCCTATAGCAAAAAGATATGCATTATCACAAGTTGCAACAGGAGAAGTTGAAACTGCTAAGTACGCTTTACCAAACTTAGCAAGAGGAGAGGCGGTTGTTGCTAGTTCAAAACTTCCTGCAAAAACAGGAAATTGGTTAGGCGAAGTAGTTTCTAAGATACCTGAACCTGTAAGAGATGTGTCTTCTAAAATAGCAAAAGGGACTGCTAAAGCTTTTCCTTATATAGCAGGAGCAGCAGCCACAGTCCCACTATATCAAGAAGCTATTGAAAAAGGACTTACTCCAGAAGAAGCTGCTTTGTATGCATCTAGTATGACCGCAGTTGATACCGGATTTGCAGCAGGAGGAGCAGCGATGGGTGGACCAATAGGATTTGCCGTAGGAACTGCTTTACCAATAACAAGAGAGTTAACTGATTTAATAGCCCCAGATGCGTCTAGAAATAAATTAGAACTTTATAAAAAATTAAAAGCACAAGGAAAAGACACGAAAACTGCAATGGCTCTTGTATCTGCAGAACAGACAAAGGATACATTTGCTGCTCCAGCACTAGGTGCTACTAAACTAATTAAAAACTTTGGAGAATCAATAGCTCAAGATACAGAAAGATTTATACAAGATTCTCAAAACCATCCTGCATACAAAGCGTACTCTGAGCAACTAGAGAATATTAAAAATGCTCATCCTGAAGAAAGAAAAAGAGCTTTAGCTATGATGGAACAACAAGCTCCTTTTAGAAAAATGGCTAGAGATGTTGCTAATAGACGAGTAGAGAAAGGAACTTTCATGCCTCCAAAGAGATTAGGTGAATAATGGAAATAAAAAAAGAAGTGCCATTAATGCTTGATGAGTCTCTACTTCCTGAGAACAGACAGGCAGAAATAGAGGAAGCTCAACGTAAAAAAGAGTTAATGCAAAGACTAAAGCAATACGAAAATAGTATTAATAAAGGACTAGATCCTGTAACAGGTAGATATTTTCCTCATAAATCTATAGAAGGTGGAAGAGATACTCTAGCATACGGGGATAAGCTCCTAGAAGGCAAATATAGTCCTGAAGAGATGAAACGTATATACGACTATGGTATGTCGCAAGAAGAGGTAGACGCTGCCTTAGAACGTAATATAGACAAAGCACAAAGTGACGCACAAGCCATCATGCAAATGAAAGGAATAAAGAACTTAGATCCAATACAACAAGAAGCATTAACGGAAATGGTATTCCAAATAGGCAGAAAGGGTACATTAGGCTTTAATAAGCTATTAGAGGCTTTAAAACGTAATGACTATAGATCTGCAGAGCAAGAAGCTCTTGACTCTTTATGGGCACAACAAACGCCTAAAAGAGCTAAAGAAGTAGCACAGAGGTTAAGATTTGGTAAACTAGCAGGGAGACTAGCTAAAAAATAACTAGCTAAATAGGGAGAACGATATGGAGAAGAAGTTAGAGCAGATAGAAGTTAAAGTTGATAAGTTGGATGAGAGATTAGACACCATAGAAAAAGTTCTCATAAAGCAAGAAAAGAATATCGAGATTCATATTTTACGCACGAATCTGCTGGAAGAGAGTGTTGATTTATTAAGACAAGAAATGAGACCTATAGAGAAGCACGTTCATTATATGCATGGTGCTTTAAAGCTTGTAGGTATTATATCACTACTTGCAGGTATTGCTGCTGCTATTAAAGAACTATTCGTCTAGATCTTTATCACCAGTAAGCACTTGAAGTTCCAAATCAAGATCACCAATTTCCTTAACAAATTTCTTATCAGAATCTTTAGTATTGTAACTATCTAGCTTACCCATCTTTTTCGATCTATTAAGTAAGCATCTATTCCTAGCATTATTTTCACTATATATTTCTTTCCATTGATCTTTCTTTTTGTACAGCTTAGATTTAGTCTTGTCAGCATTAAGCCATTCTTTATAGAACTGTGCTAACCAATCCTTTTCCTTGTCAGTAAGTCCTCTCATTAGTTCGTTACCATGATTGTCAAACACCCCATCAACATAGTCAACGTCCATATAATCTTGTCTACCTTTAAGATTCATTTTAGGGTTTAGTTCTGGACGTTTCATACCTGATCTAACACTCTTCTTTTTTGATTTTTTTATAGCCATTTGCTTTAATCCTTCTAACATTTTTGTCTTTAACTCTAGATTTAAAATTCTCTTTCTCGTAATACTCAGCTTCAGCTCTCACTTCTCTTGTTAGATCAAAACATTCTTTATTCAATAAGTAGTATCTTTGAGATCCTATTCTTGTTTTTGGAAACAACTTACTAAACTCCCTAAAAAACGGCACTTTCTTTAACTTATGCTTATCAGGTATACTCTTACATTTAACTGCATAGTAGAAATAAACAATGAAGTTCTCTATCTTATCTAGTCCTGCAGTAATGCTAAACTCTTTAACAAAACTGTCGATATTAGATGTATCGTTTAACTTGAAGGAAGCGGAAGGAGACTTTTCTTTCTCCTTCTCGCTCTTCTCCAATAACTCTAATAATTCCTTGATTGAATCAGAAGACATCCGAGTCCCCTATATTAGAGTCTTTCTCTTACAAATCTTGGCATATTTGAATAAAAACTCTTAACTCTTTCTACAGCTTTACCTTTATCTTTAATTCCTTTAGCAGGTTTAATATCTAAAGGAACAGTAACTAAAGGGCATCCTGAGAATGTTACTTGCAATGTACCAAATAACGTATCAATGATTTCGTCCTTGGTTTTACTAGCAAGTGCCTTATCGCAACTAACTTGAGCAACTGCATCAGCATGACCAGACTTAACAGCATTTTCTCCAGTAACCCATAATTCATTTACAATAGCTTTCTGATAATCAGCTAAAGATAATCCAACTCTCTTAGCAGATACTGAATCAATAAGATTAGAAATATCAGTGAAGAATTGTACCCTAGAATTTAATTCACCATTGATTTGACCACCAACTCCACCTACAGCAGCTCTATGACTCATAAGAGTACCTGAAGAAATAATATATCTTTCTCCTAAGTGTTGAGCAAATTGATAACCCATACTTGCTGCAAATAAAGTAATAGTATGTACTTTTACATGTAGAGCATTCAATGTATCTACAAACAACATACCTGCAAATACTTCTCCACCTGGAGTGTTAAGTATTAAATACAGATCAGCACCTGGAGGTAACTTAGCTGCCTTCTGTATTACTTCAATAGTTTTTTTTCCGATAAATTCAGAAGTAATTGGTTGATTGATTGCTACACTGTTATTCTCTGTTAATAGAATACTCTTAGCGTTAGCTTGACTTGTTAGTACTAACAATGTACTAAGTAATAGGGTTAATAAAACTTTCATGAATAATCTCCATAGTTAATAATTGTCCAAATACAGGACTATGTAGATTTTACAATGTGTTTAATTATTTGTCAAGTTTACGAAGTTCTTTACGTTGTTCTTGTTCTAACTTAGTTTTTGCAGCATGACATCCTGTTTTACAGAGTATTTTATAACCCTCTATACCGCAGAATAAATTATTGATTATGTCGTCCCATGACCAAACCCATCCTTTCTGTATGGGTATGAAAGGGTTCAAGTGATCTTTTTGACATTGATCCATTTCGACAAGTTTATTAGGATATTTTTTTATGTATTCAGCTAGAGTTTTTTTACTCTTACCTTCATAACAAAACTTACCACAACCCTCACATTCGAATAACGCTTTATCTCTTTTTTGCAACTTCTTACGTTCTACACCAGCAGGATAAAACCATGATATCCTTCTAAGAGCATTAATTATCTTGCCTTTCGTTTTAGCGTCCACTACCTACCCGAACTACCAAAAGAACCCGATCCTCTATTAGTATCAGATAATTCCTCAACTTCAACCAATTCAAATTTAATAACTTTCTCAATCATTAATTGTCCCACTCTATCGCCTACAGTATAAACTTCAGGTCTTTCTTTAGTAGGTTTAAATTTCATTATAAGTTCGCCACGATAATTTTCGTCGATTAGTCCAATTGCATTGCTCAATACTAGATCAACTTTAGCAACAGAGCTTCTAGGCATTAATTTTGCACAGTAACCTTCGGGTAATTCAAGTGCTAATCCTAGTCCATAACAATGATTACCTTTCTCATCTACCCAATGTGATGTGGCAGTAACATCTTGTGCAGCATCACCAACTCTAGTATAAGCAGGAGTAACTGCGTTTTTATGTAATTTCTTAAATTTCACTAACATCTATTGCTCCTTCTCTTAAATCATCTTCCAAAACTTGTGCAGTTTTGCTTGTAATATTATCTGCCATTTCTATAGCTTTGTCAATAGAATGTCCTTGCTTAATAAGTACATCTATTAGTTCAAAGTACTTAGCGTTTAGAAGACGATTGGTTATTGCTGTTCTTAGAAAACTCTCTTTCCTTGAGTTCATCTATATACTCCTGTATGTATTCTCTTAACATGTCTGTATCTGCAACTACTTTAGTTTGACCATTATCATTGTTCATAATAAAAATTCTATCATTGTCTAGTAATCGTATAAAAAATGTTTTATTCATTTGCTTTACTCTCTATTAGTTTTTCTAAATACCATTTAGCTTTCTTAAGATCTTCTAAACCATTCTTATGTTTATATCTAGAACAGTACTTTATAACATTACCCCAACAAAATCCTTCGTACTGATCCTTTCCTCCCCATTCTCTAATCACATCAATAGTTTCAAACTTACTATGATTATAATGTTTAGGATGATTGACTTTATCCTCTACTTCCTTAATAATCTCTTCACCAAATAGTTCTTCAACTTCTTCATCATTTAAATTCTGAACTAAGGGTATTTCTAGAGGCTCTTCTTTCTCTTTAAATTCAGCATTAAATACTTCTTTATCATTCTTTTTAATAACTTCTTTAATAGCCTGTCTAGGAAGCTTCTTTCTTGTAAACCAGAAATCTATTCTATATTGCCCATCGTCATCTATTTCCTCTACAATACGACCTACAGCGTCCTCATGTAGTTCTGGATGAACTCCTGTACAGCTATAAATTTTAACCTCATCACCTATATTAAGATTGGTAAATTCCATCTAATCTCCTATAAAATAGTCTATTAGTTGTTCTGCCCATATTTCTACTTGTAGATTATATGTAGCAAATAATACGGCACATAATTCTTCAAAGTTATTTAAAGTCATTTCCATAGAATATGTATCGCTTGAATCAACTAATGTATGGAATAACTCATGTTTAATAGTATTCATACTAAGACCATTAGGATGAAACACTACCTCTCTAGATTTAACGTCGGTAGCCGCATCACTACCAGTACCAAACTTACGTTTGTACGAATTGTCGCTGATTAATTTAAACTTCCAATCAACGCCTTTGATTTGTAAAGTCATTTCTTTGGATTTAAATCTTTTAGTAGTCATATCATTACTCTCTTAGCTATACCTTAACACATTATATTCTTTTAATCAAGTGTATGTGGGTTATGTTTCCATCAGGATATATTATAGCATGGGTATTTAGCCATCCAGAAGTACCTGAGTCATTGGTATAATGAAGACTTAGGTCAGTCATAGTACCTACAACAACATTACCATAAGGAGTTATACTTGGAGAATGTTGATGACCTGTTACAATTTTACCACTAAATGCTAAACCGTGTTGCTTATCTGAGCCATGCTTTCCATTAGCCCCATAGTCCCCATGATTAGAACATTCAATGCCTGATATAGTCAAAGTATCTTCCCTTTCTAAGAAAATATGCGGAAGAGCACCATTTGTAACTTGTAGTGCGTATTGAAGAGCATTAGTTCCTCCTAACTTGGCACTAGCAATTTCTAGAGCAAGTTCTGAGTTAACATAGTCCTTCATAAATCTGCCCTCATCTAGATACCTATCTAAATGTTCGTCATGGTTAGATCTTACTATAAAATGATCAGAATTAGGAGAAGCATTGTATATTTCCTTTAATGTTTCATGTGTTATTCTTAATTCTTCTTTTAGAGAAGGTAGTTGATTAAACACCGACACTTTAGTTAGATTCTTACCCTCAACGTGATGGGATATACTAGCAGCATCAAATACATCGTGATATATAACTGCACCAGCATTTAAACTACTTAATAACTTCTTAGTAGCCTTTAGTACTCCTGAATTAGTAAATGGAGGATGTAAGTCCCCAAGCACTACAGCACTAGGAAATTTATTCAGTTTAGCAGTATTATGGGTATATTCTTCTGTTAAATCGTAGAAGCTTTCTCCATTCCAACTAATTTGACGCACATGGAAGATATGCTCATCTTCTACTGTAACAATTAAAGCACCCTTCTTATGTAAATCATTAGCCTTTAAA